GCTTCAATTTCCCATGGATGATCCCAATAATCTACTTCTTCAGGATCAATAATTTCAGACTTCCACCTACTCTTAGTTGTTTTGAGATAATCTCTCAACTCGCCTTTAGCGTATTGTTTAACATGAACCATTTCATGCGCTAGCGCCAACAGCATGTTGCGTTTGCCCAATGATGGATCGATTGTTATTTTAAATTCTTTAGCTCTATGATTATTGTCTTCCCATTCACATAGAGCATATTCATTTTTTTTAGTTAATGATTTATCGAAATGCAAAGTTACACGAACTTTATGATATAAATTTTCACCTAAAAGATGATGACCATAAAATTTAAGTGCATCTTTGCATAGTTTCAATTCAACTTTAAATGGTTTACCGATCGTCTTGAGGTACATGTCAGTCTCCTCATTTTTTGGTTTACCATTTATTTATTTCTTTACATACGACCTTTGCCAGCTAGTAAGTATAGGTTGAATATCAAGCATTTTTTCCAACTTGTTAAGAGCTATCTTTACAGTTTGAACATTATTTTGAGTAAATTCATAACCATCAAAAATAATTACACCATCACTTTTGAGCAAATGATATGCAGCAAGACCATCACTTATAACATTTTCAGTATTATGATTTCCATCAATATAAATGAAATCGTATTTCCTATCTTCTTTCAAGAAAGAAGGAAGATAAACACGGCTATCACCGGGGTATGGTTTAATTTTTTCTGGATTTTTAGATAAAGAAATATTTTGTATAAAGTATCTATACACACGATCTTCTGTTTCATTTGGATGATCAATCCAATCTTCAAATGTGTCAATAACATCTAAACGACTATCTAAATGTGTCAACATATTATCAGAAATCCAACAGGTAGATCTACCTTCATATGCTCCAACTTCGAGAATACGAAGAGGTTTTCTAATATCTTTATCAACTAAATTAAAAGTTTTAAGCCAATGAGGTATATGTTCTGTAAACCAATCTGTTGTAAATTTATATTCTGCAATTGGTGGTAGGGTAGTTTGATCTGCCACACCACTTAAAAACTTAGGGAAGTAGTAGCGATTCGTTATATCTGGTTGATCGAAATTAAATGACTTGCGATGATTGCCGATTTCTGAAATAACAAAAGAAGGATCAACTGTCTTTAGTTTCATATTGAATTTATTCTTCAAACCAAGCAACCCATCGATAGGCATCAGAATCGTTTTGGTACGATCAAGCTCTGCAAGAAGCATAGCAGCAGTGTTTGCTGTAATAGCATATGCATGGGCACCATTATAATACCCAACATCATGATAATCAACCTCTGAATCAGTAGGGAAAACATATTGAGATCTGTCAAACAATCTTGGACCAAGGAAAAGAATTTCCCCATCATTAACAGTTAAATTATTATAATTACCAACGACTACACAATCATGTTCAAGAACGACGCCAATTTCGCCGGACTCGGCAATTTGCTTCCAAATTTGAAAATGACCTACAGTGCCACAATATTCTGATGAATATTCGACTGTTCGAATATTCAAACCTGTCATGCGTGTAAGCTCTCTGTTTTGCTTATCACACAATCCTTCGTGCATAATTACATCAAGATTAAACTTGATTACGCTGTCTCTACATTCAGAAGCATAATTACGAGACAATTCTTTGTCAATGTAAAGGATATACGTTTTCATATTGGCAATCTCGCTCCACGCTTGAGAATGTTTAGGTTCTCCGCCTCGACCTGAATCTTCTCTCTGATAGCAGGATCTTTTTTAATCAACGAGGCAGCATATTCAACTTCTAATTTATTTTTTTCGCACCAAAGAACTACTGCATCGATGTAGTCCATATTTTTAGCACGACAAAGCTTTTCTACTTCATCAACGAAATTACTATTCATTTGAATCATAATGTATCTTTCAATCAATAATTAAAAAATGGCTGGAATTACCCAGCCATTCTATTTTAGAACTTGTAGTCTACGCCAAGTGTGATACGCTGATCTGAGTTCTTATCAGTTGTTTTAAGAGCATCAGAATAACGATAACGAGCGTCAAGATCAATATTCTTGACGAACTCGTACTTGAGACCACCACCAACATTATAGAATGCGTCATTCTTAGTTGTGTTAGAAGTGATAGCATCATACTTGTAACCTACACCAGCGAGAGCGTAAGCAGTAAAATCAGTACCAAAAACCTTGTACTGAGGAATTACGTTAAGAGCAAGACTATCTGTCTTCTGATGATAACCCTTAACGGCATCCTTCGCGTATCCGAAATCATAAGCAGCTTCTGCTGCAAGATATGGAAGGACAGTTGCACCAGCAGTAATGCCACCAGAATAAATCTTCTTAGTAGCAGTATCTGTACCAGCATTAACACCAACATAGTAGTTAGACTGAGTAAATACTGGTGCAGGTGCAGCTGGTGAAATCTTGCTAGGAAGATCTGACGCAACAGCTGAAGTTACTGCTGCAGCCAAAATAGCAAGAGTAGTGATTGTACGCTTCATATTTTTTCCTTTTCGTTTGTTAAACACACATAATATGGCGATTCCTGTTGGACTCGAACCAACGACCCTCAGATTAGAAGTCTGATGCTCTATCCAGCTGAGCTAAGGAACCTTAGTATTATAATACCTGACTTGTTAAAAAAAGTCAAGTACTAAATAGAATGTCAGTCGCGATACTACCAATATCCACTGACTCTATACTCAGTTGGGAGATACAGCTATGCATATTTATACAGGTTACGTTTACATTTGGTACGACACCAAAGCGAAGTTTTTCTACGTTGGCGGTCATTACGGTAAAGTCAATGACTCTTATATTTGTTCGAACGAAATGATGAAACGAGCGTATAAGAAAAGACCAGAAACCTTCAAATTCAAAGTTTTAGAATACGTCAATGTTCAGGGTATGCAAATGGAAAAATAAGGCGACAGGGATTAGGTAATACGGTTCCCTGTCAGACCGCAGACTCAGTTAATTAAGCAGCAACTTTCATTGCTGAATAAGGAACATTGTCGTTTGATGCATATGTTGCATTTACGAGTTTACTTAGTCTAATCGTAACTTTATCACAGCCTGTCGAACCTATACACCCCCATCATAAGCACTACTCGACTTACATTCCCCTGCATACGGCATTTCTGGTGCAGCTAATGCGTTAGTGCTTATGGTGGAGGTGGGGAGATTTGCACTCCCGTCCAAACTGTCTATTCTTTACGCCTCAACAACCAAGCAATATATTTAGTATAGTGTATCATTTAGCGAAAGTCAAGCTTATTCGGTAACAATTCGCTTCCACTCATCGTTGATCTTCAGCCATAGGTGTCCATCTTTACCAACAGACATAGCAACCTTGGTTTCTTCATCAAATTGATTAGGAGAACTTTCAATCTTCATACCTTCTCCTAGAACAATATTGTGTGGCTGTGTTAAAGCAATGTAATCAGTAGCCCAACCATCACCAGCATCAACAACTTGAAGATATCTACCAGAGCCACCACCACCTCCACCACCAATGAATGTCTGAGACCATTCAGGATACTTTGGAGTAGGAGCTGGTGGCTTATGAGCAGTCAACGTCATTAATTCCTTTACAGGAGCCATTGACGCTGGTGATGTCTTTGCCATAGCTTCAGCAGCCATTAGTATACCAAATGGTGCTGCTGGAAGAAAGGAGAAGAACGATCTACGGTTCATGAGTGATCCCTAATCCAAGCATCAGCCTCTGGACGGTACATGTAGTAACGAAGAAGAACCTCAAGAGCATCTGCTGTTTCCTTGAACATCCAAAGGTCTTCTCGTTCGTAATCATGAACGAATCCCTTACTCAAGAGACGATGGATGTCATCCTGTGCAGAAACATAATCCTTCTTGAACCGTTCAACAATAATATTATCAAGAATCGAGTCATCAATTTCAATTTGCATTTGTTCCATCCTTATTCACATCAACAACTTCAATAGGCGTCCATGTACCTGACGGGTCCTTTGTTTGGATCTCGTGCCGAATGATTGACCAGTACTTTTCAGGCTTGGGTACTGAGAACCCATCCCAAATAGGAGTTACCCAACCCCAATAATTCACTGCTCGAATGTCAGCGATTGTCTTAATCGTTTCCATCTTCAATCTCCTGTTCCCAATAACGACAATAGAAGTGGTCGCCACAAGCATCAATTTCCTTCTGAGGATAACCGTGCTCAACTAGCCATTCAAGAACACGACCCTTCGATTCTTGGAGATCAATTGGCATAGGGAAGCCATACTTCCAACCCGAAGGTGGATCAATCATCATCACAGTTTTCTTAGTCACCGCTCATCTCCTCAATAATACGCAAAACTGTCATTTCATCTTGAAATGCATCGTTGAAGCCGACTTCCCAAGCTTCCCAAAGCATCTGTCCCTTCACATCATCATAAGGATTAGACAGGAATTTATGAGACTTCAAATTGAATTGAGTTACCGCTGAATAGCCTTCTATGTAAGCTTGGCGCTCTTCTACACTTGGAGTCATAATACTACCTTCATCAGCACTGTGTTTTCATTGATTCGAATCTGAAGTGGTTTATCAGTCTTCAGTTCTTCCATCAATTTTCTAAGGACTATTTTACCCGAATTTTGCAGTTTGTCAAGAACTATTTCAGGCTTACGCCCAGTTCCCTTACTGAAGCTAGTTTTCTCATCATATCCGATGATGCTTGTTCCCTTGACTTGGAGCCCACCACGATCAATCGCTCTGAATACGGTGACGATCTTGTACTTGGTATTGAACGTCCATAGCTCTTGTGCACCGATAATCTTCTCTGGATTAATTGACGCAATCTTGTATTCGTTATTTTCCTTCTGAAACTTCAAATTCTTTAGCTTTTTATCCATCGAAATAGTGCG